CGCATACAAACCAACCTGAATATTATATGGAGATGGTGCATACTGAGCATTAACTGTATTATTAGTATTATTAACAACTCTATTTTGTTGCACTAAACTAATTCTTCTTGTTGGATCGTATTCAATTGATAACATTTCAAATGCCATTCTTGGAAGAATGACCTGAACGTCTCTTCTAACATCTGACTCAGTAAGTGCTTCGATTCTAGCTAGAAACTTTTGTCTTGGTGAATAGGACAAAGGCACTTTCAATGTTTGTGTTACTTCATTGCTAGCATCTCTTCTATCAATGTAAATGTTATTAAACATGTTACCAAAAGCAACAATGCCTTTTCTAATAGTAGAGTGATAAAATTTCTGTAGCATTAGTTTACTTCACCAAATGGGTTTCTGTCTGTAAAGTCTAAAATATCAATTTCAAGTTCAAAGTCATCATTTTGAGCAAGAGGATCAATTGTTTCAGTGTTAAATGATTCTAAAATAGCATACGAATTAGCTTCAAATTCATAAATAAACTTATCATTGTTTTCCATCAAGATCTGGTAATCCTGAATATCAAGAGATTGACTAGCAACAATTGCATCAATCTCACTAACACCAGTTTCAATATCTTCAGAAGAGTATTGCATTAATTCACAGATAAGTTCAAATACATAGAGTTTACCAGCCTGGAAGAAAGGCTCAGTTCCCTCTACTCTCCTAATTTCAAAGAATGCTTTTGTGAGTGGGAAGTAAATAATATCGCCTTCAGCTGGCCTTGTAGCAAGCTGAACTTGACCTTCTCTCGCTACTACTTGATCCCATCTTCTTCTTGATACTATAAATGTGGCAGTGTCTCTAATCTCTACACCAAACTTGGATAACAAATCACCTTCGCCTTCAAACCCCATTATGTTCTTTAAATACATCTCAAGCGGGTAGGCGTGCTCGTATTTGTTTAGTGGATCTTCATTGAGGATCTGATCAAGATTGACTGTTTTTCTAGGTAGATAAAAACAATCAAAGCCATAAATTTGAAGACATTCGATTGTTAAATCTTCAATTAAAAGCTGCTCTGATCCCCTGCCAGGAGTCAGGCCTTGTTGGAAGTATGAATTAATCATTGTTTATTTTTTTATAGATAGGCATTGGCAAAAGGCCTTTTTTTCTTTTTTCCCAAATTTGCTTGGTACTTAAACTCATTTGTTTTTTATATTCTAAATCATTTTTTCTTTTTTCTGTAGTTATAGCACCAATTTTTTTTAAGTGAAGTTTACCTTCCTCCGTTAAAACTCTCTTTTTAGCTGACTCACTTTGTTTTTTTCTAATTGTTACTAATGGTATTTCTGATTTAAAAAGATTAGTTTTATCTCTTTGTGACCACGACTTTTTAAACTTTGTTTTAGTTTTTTCTGTATGACCTTTGTTAAAAAATTTACCATCTCCATTGTGTTGATTGTAAAATATAGAGTCTTTAGCTGCATTGATGGATTTTAAAATAAGGGTCTCTAATTTTATCATATCCCCGTATGACCCTTTAGCTATTATTTGTCTAGCAAAGTCGTGGGCTCTTTTTTTATACTGTTCTAACATTAATTTACCCGAACAAACATACCCGTCGTTTACGTCCCCTTTATGAGTTCCAACATATAGCATATTTGTTGCTGTATCCGTCCAACAATACAAAAATGAATCTGCCATTTTTTATCCAACAAAAAAATCTACTGGTAACATATAAGTAGATTGAACTTCCTGTTCGAGCTCTTTTATTTCTTCTATAGCTTCGTCGTAAATTCTTTGACCGTTTAGGGTAACACCTCCAGGCATCTGTACACCTTCAAACTTTTTAAGATTATTTCCCCAAACCTTTTTTAAGTTAGCTGTCATAAAACGTTTTAAGAAATAATCGTTATATACATCTGTGTAGGTGTTTGGATTTAAAATTCTATAACATTGAATTATTAAAAATTCACCAACTGCAACATCTACTTCCCAATCCATATCGATATGAAGTCTATTTTGATGTCTGTTAAAGCGAACTGGTTTTTGACCAACCAATAAGTCATTAATTAACTGCAACTGAGTCATTACTTGAGTATAGTAAATGATATCAGTAGATTGAAGAGAATAAATGTCGTTTAAGAAGATCTGATACCTAATATCAAAGAGATCAATTCCTCTTGTTCTTGAAGTAAATGGTAAAACTTTCTCTACACCAATAATAGCATCATTTAGTTCAATATATTGATCTGAAATATTGTTTGCAGTTACTTGATGCTTTAAGTAAAGTAGTTCTACGCTGTCAAAGTGAAACTGCTGAAAGTATTGAAGGCTGTATTCTAAAACGTCTTCTTCTTGTTCTGGAGCAACGTTAATTTCAATTACAGGCTCACCCAACTGCCTTTTGCAGTAGGCTTTTAATTCTTCTCTGGAAGCTGGTTTATGCGTGCTCATCTAGTAACCTCTGGAGTAACTACAACGATACCTTCTATGATTCTTTCTACTGCGCTTGTTGTATTACTTACAATCTCAACATCATAAAGGTAGCGAGCAGCAACTACGTTAGAGGAGTCAGCTGCTGACATTTGCAGTCTGACGTTGCCGTCAGTGCCAATTTCAATTGTTGCTGTAAAGGAATTAGAATTTGCAGAAAGATACGATCTTCTGAATTGAGATCGAGCAGTGTAGTCTGAAATATCTCTTACAGTGCCTGAAGAGTCTCTCACTGTGATATTTGCAGAAAAAGTTGTTCCCTGATCTAGGAACAAGTTAAGAGTTTGTGCCATGTGTTCTCCATTTTGCCTTATATTTATAAGACTGGAGAACCCATGCTTTTTTTACTTATTGCGTCCTAGAATTGTTTCTTTTATTTATCTGGCCACTGCTGCGCTGTAACAACTGAAATAAACGTTTCCAGATCAGAAGCGTTTGAAATTGCAGTTTCTAAACGACTGGCTTCTGAAATAATATTAGCTCTGTAGTTTGCAGTAGCGGTTGGGATTGCAACATCTCTTTCTGCTTTACGAATGACCATCCAGTCTGTAGACTGCAGAAGTTTGTTAGCTGTGTCTTTTGCTTGGGCGATAAACTGTGACTTTAGCCCTTTTGTAACCAGTCTTTCGTCTGAGTCCACCATTGCGGGTTCACCGTTGACTTCACCCAGAACTTTGACATAAAGAGGATTACCGTCCTCATCTGATTCTTCCCTGTCCTCTAGCTCTTTAGGTGTGTTTGTGTAGACCCGAGTAGGCACACCGTCCACCAGTTGAAGAGATGGATTCGCAGGAGTGACCCAGTAGAACCTTTGGTCTTTCTGCTCACCGTCCACCACCTCCATAACACCATGATCTGCTTTGAACTGGGCAGATGCGCCACCCGCAGGGAAAGAGATGTTAGGGAATAAGGTGCGGATACTGCCGCCTGTCTTTACTATTTCGTTGTTTTGTACGATTGCAAACATTTGTTACTCCTATCGTGCGAGAGAATTCTTAAAGGGGTTTTCTGCGAAGGCCATGTATATGTAGGTTGCGCCAGAAGCATTAGTGTCGTTAGATATACCACCCCTAAACTTCCATCCATTAGATACAAAATCACCACCACCAAATCCATTTGCTATTTCAGCAATTGAATTTTCTGCTAGTAATCGTTTGTCAGACAAATTATAAGCATCTCGTTTTGCATCAAAAATTACCCAGCTTCCCCCAGAGGTAACACGAAACATAATCCACGCTGGCCTAAACCCCGTGTACACGAATGGGCCGTCAGCACTACCATTACCGGTATAGCTCCCGAACTTGGAGAAGCCTTCTATCTCTGCGAAACAGTAGGCGACATGATTAGTTCCCGAATACAAATTATTTCCTACTGTAAACACCGTACTTGTTGGGCTTGTATCGTTCCAAAAAACTGAGGATGTAATGGCTGCTGATGTGCTTTGTAGATACAATGCTTGTGTATTACCAAGGGAGCGATGATAAGTGTTCCAGTTGTTTGGAACTCCGTTCCTATTTTTAAGAATTATCATGCTTGGAACTGCTCCTAAGCCATGACCGATAGTAGCGGTTGAATGAGATCCCGAAGTTGTAAAGGTAACAATACTAAACCCGCTGGTCGTACTCACAGATACAGTAGAAGCAATCGTACCCGCTGTGTTACTTACGCCAGCACCGTTGGCTTTCCAGTTCCATGCGACATAGGTATCCTCACTTGTGTTTAACTGGGCTAGCGCACCTACCGTAAAACCGTCTGAGCCAAACGCTGTTAGACCAGTAGCCTCTGTTGTCTCTGCGTCAGTCGTGTTGCTTTCTAACTGCTTGGTCGTGCCTCTAACCGCATCATAAAGCCCGTGATCTGCCGCACCGCTACGCTCTTTTATCCACACCCAGTCAGGCTGGAATCCAACACCTGTTACACCAAGGCTAGACCCCGTACCCGTGTACAACACAGTATTAAAGTAATCATCACCCTGCACCACAGTTGGCGTAGGTAGGTTCGTTGTGACAAGTGCCTTGAATCCAGATGGGGCTGTGTAGGCAAATGGGCGTTGTCCGAAGTTGTGTTGGTTTGTAGCCGACCCTGTAGAACCACTAAAAACCCCATGAGCAGCCCAGCCTAAAGTATTAGATGGCAATGTTATTGCACCCTGAGACACTCCATCAAGATAAAATGTAATTGTGCCGCCATCAGCATCTAAAGCAACGCCAATGTTATACGCAACGCCAGTTGACCCAAAGCCAGAGCCGTATGCAGTGCCAGTTCCGTCTATATATTTGTTTCCATTTTGATAATAATAAACGCCCCCCGGGTTTGATAATATAGTTACGGATGCGGGATTTAAGTTTGCACGAATAATTCCAATTCCAGAGGCTTGGTTTGTGGTGGCGGTATGGGTTACTTCCCAATACCATTTGCCAGAAGTCAATACAAAAGTGCTGGGATTAGAACTTCCTGATGTGCCAGATACAATTGAATCAAGGTTTCCATTTGAAAGAGAAGTGGAAGTGCCTACTGCAAGCGGATTCAAAGTACAGTAATTCCCCCGCACCTCTCCACCAGCCCCCGTGTCTGTACCGTACTGTGTAGGTGTGTCTACCAGAGAATCGTTACCAGCACCCGCAGTTACAGAGAAGTTGTTAGGTGTCCAATCGTTAGACCCTGCCTGATCCTTACCTAGCGTTGTTGAGGTAACACCTGAGTTGTCTGAGAAGTTTAGGTAGAACCCGTTTGTGCCGTAGGAACCCGCATAAGCAATAGGTGACCAGACTCCTGTGGTTGCGTTAAATTCACCGAAAGACGATGGGGTGAGGGCTTGACCGTCTATGAAGTTTATTTCTGTGAGGTAGCCGGGGAAAAAATTGACACCTGCTCTTATTTGCCCGATGCTATGGGCAAAAGCACGATTAAATCTGGTACCTGTATATCCTTGATTGGCAATGGTTCCTGATAAAGTTTGACGAACTCCATTTACATAAATTTTTACCCTGTCCGATTGCGTAGCATTATCGAAGTCTGCTTGCAAAACGATGTGATACCAAGCAGAAGTATCTCTAAAAACTGCAACGGTATCAACCAAATTGTCATTGGTTGCGCCGTTTTCTCCAGTTGTTAGTTTTAACTTGTCATCACTTCTGAACTCAAAATGTAAATAGTCGGATACATCTGAACCTGCCGCTAAAACTCCCTGGTTAGATCCAAGTATAGAACGCTTTGCCCAACATGAAAATGTCCAAGTAGTAAGACTTGTGCCAACGCCAGCAAAAGTCCTACTCAGATACGCAGAGTCAGCAGAGTTAAACCGCAGACTGCGGGAGATTTGAAAACCACCAGCTCTAGCAGCTTCTCCTGCTACTCCAGCCTGAGCAATTGCACCAAGTAAATTCATTAAACAGCCTGTATGTCTAAAACAGAAGT